CCGAAACTAATAATGAACAAGAAAGTAATATAATGGACAACATTGAGCTTGACGTTCGTACCGTTCAGGACGAGGTTGCAGAATTGCGCCGCGTTGTTGAAGCAGGTAAGACCGTTGAAATGGCAACACCAGCAACCCACAAATTCCGTTCTCAGGGTGAATTTGCAAAGGCACTAGCAAAGGGTGACGCGGACGCTATCCAGCTGACACGTGACGCTTCTACTTCTGCAGACACCGTAGCCCTACCGGGCTTCCTAGGTTACATTGACAACCTAATCGACACTAACCGCCCCGCTCTATCTGCTTTCTCTCGCGCTGCACTTCCAGCCGCCGGACTAACAGTAGAGTACGCTCAGGTATCAGCTAACACTTTGGCGGTAGGCGTACAAGACCCAGAAAACGAAGAGCTAAGCTTTGGTAATCTAACCATTGACTCAGTATCAGCTAACGTAGTTACTTACGGTGGATACACCTCTATGTCTAAGCAGACTATTGAGCGTTCTTCTGTAAACTACCTAGACACCGCTCTACGCGCTCTAACTATTGCTTACGCTAACGCTACTAACGCTGCTTTGATTAGCAAGGTACAGGGACTTAGCTACACCGGTAAGGTATTTGACGTTTCAGCCGGTACTTCTGCTGCACTTATTGCAGGTCTTACAGACGCTTCTACCTACATTTTCAAGAACAGCGGACTACGTCCTGAGGCTATCGTTTGTGGTACTTCTGCTTTCAAGTTCTTGCTATCTGTTCAGGGTGAGGACGGACGTCCAGTAGTCCTAGTAAACGGTGCAGGTGTAAACAACATTGGATCAGCTAACGTACCAGGTCTTTCTGGTCAGGTTATGGGACTTCCAATTATCGTAGACCCAGCTATGACCGCTACAAAGGCTTACGTAGCTAACAGCGCGGCTGTTCAGACTCTAGAGAGTCCGGGCGCACCTGTACGTCTATCTGCAGACGACATTACTACCCTTACTGACAGCATTTCCGTTTACGGATACATGGCGATTACTGTTCCGTTCGCGGCAGCTATCGTAGAGCTAGACGTAGTAGCTTAGTAGGAATCTAAAAATGGCTGTGACGTTGGAGGAGTTTCAGGCTTACGTTGGTACTGAGGAGATAGACTTTCCACAAGAGTGTCTAACTTCTGGTACTCAATTAGTTGAGTCCTATATTGGAGAGGTGGTAACCGTACCGGTTGCGCTTCACGATCAGGCTGTACTAATTGCAAGCTCTGAACTTTTCCACCGTCGCGCCGCTCCTAATGGGGTAGCTCAATTTGCAAGTTTTGACGGCGCACCTATTCGCGTTGCCAAAGACCCTATGGGCGCGGTTTACCCGTTGCTTCAAAGATACGTCGGTTACGCTGTATGAGCGAAATCAACGCCTCTAAAGTAGAGTTCAAATTAGAGTTAGCGGAAGCCGGTTTAAATGTTGTGGAGTATGTTCCGGAAAGGATTACTCCTCCTATTGTTATTGTCAATTCTGCTAATCCTTATTTAGAGACTGCAGAATTTGGGGAGTGGAGCTTAGGTCTTGAATTAGTCCTAGTAGCCGCTACAGCAACTAACAAGAAAGCAACTGAGAACCTAGATCAGCTAATTGAGGACGTACTAAACGCAATAGAACCGCTTACTTACGTTAGGATCACTTCCGTAAATCAGCCCTACAACCTGCAAGCAAACAACGCGGAATACCTTTCCGCAACTATCAACTGTAAACTGAACATAACACTTTAGAAAGGTAGCCATGGCTGCTTCAACAAGAATCAAAGCACAAAACATTATTTTTAAGATTGGTGCTACAGACTTTGCCTGTGACGCTAACATGATTGAACTAACTCTAGGGGACGCCCCCGGGGACGTTATGACGTTCTGTGAAACCAGAGTAGGCGGAGAGTGGGCATTACAGCTAGACGGTATTACCTCTGGTGACTCAGCTTCTCTATACCGCGTACTATGGGACAATTTCGGAACAGAGGTAGGCTTTACAATTGCTCCTAACGGTAACGCTACAGCTTCTTCTTCTCAGCCTCACTACGAAGGTACTGTAGTATTTGACGAGTTGCCACCTCTAAGCCTAAACAGCAACGAGACTTCTCTATTCTCAGTAACTCTAAGAGTAAAGAACACTCCTCACGATCCTGCAGCTAACCAGTACTACGGCGTGGAGATTGTAACAGCCTAATAATGTCCGACACCGGAATTAAGGTAGAGGGGCTGAATCAAGCCCTGAGAGCTTTAAAAGCTATTGGTACTCCTACTGCAGAAGTACAGGCTGCTTCTCAGCAAGCGGCAGATATCGTAGCTAATATGTCTCGCTCCTTAGTTCCGGTTAGATCGGGTAGGTTACGTGCAACTATCAAATCTAAGAAGCAAGCTAGAAAAGTCTTAGTTAGTGCCGGTAACAATAGGTCTGTTCCATATGCTAACCCTATACATTGGGGTTGGTTTTATGATCGTAACAACTTTGTAAAAAAGAATATTCTACCTAACCCGTTCTTTAGCAAGGCTTTAGGATTGACTAGAAACGAAGTTTATAAAACTTACTTTGAGAACATAAATAAGCTTTTCAATAAGTATTATAAAAACCTACCAAAATAACAGAAAAGGAATAACACAGATGAGTAATAACTTTGATTTTGAGAGTCTTACATTAGAAGAAGTAGAGCTAATTGAGAATCTAACTAATCTAAGTATTGACGAAGCTTTTAGTAACGGTAAGCCTAAGGGTAAAGCCCTAGCTTCCTTTGTATGGGTAGTTATGAAAAGAAACAACCCTAATTACAAAATGGAGGACGCAAAGAACCTTACCCTAAAAGAAGCTTTGGGTATGCTAAAGGGTGACGAAGAAAAAAAAGAATAAGGGAGCTATCTGCCAAACGCATGGCAGAATTTTGCCGGGCTTTTAACGTAAGTCCTACAGAATACAAGGCTCTAACTATAGACGAATACAAAGCGTTTATAAAGATTTTGAAGAAGGAATAATAACATGGCTGGAAGCTTAGCCCTCAACGTAGAAATCCTAGGAGAGTTCAAGAATCTGACTAACGCCACTAAGGGCGCGGAAGGTCAGCTAAAAGGATTAAACAAAACAGCTTCCGACATTTCTTCCGGTATCGGTAAAGCCTTTGCTGCTATTGGTATAGGTTTCTCACTTAGCGTTATTAAACAGCAATTTGAAGAAGCTTCTAAGGCTGCTATTGAAGATCAGAAATCCATGGAACTATTGGCTATTGCCATGGAAAACACCGGTAAAGCAACAAAGATACAGGTAGCAGAAGCAGAAGAAGCTATACGCGTTATGCAGATACAAAACGCTGTAGCAGACGACGTACTAAGACCTGCCTACCAGAAGTTATTTATTGCTACCGGGGACGTTACCAAATCAAACAAGTTACTACAGGTAGCCCTAGACGCCTCAGCCGCAACCGGTAAAGACCTAGACTCAGTAACGCAAGCTATGGCTAAGTCTTTAGCAGGTCAAGACACAGCCCTTATTAAACTTATCCCCTCACTTAGAAACGCCAAAGACCCTATGGCTGAGCTTGAAGCCACGTTTAAGGGTGCTGGAGAAGCCGCCGCGGATACTGATCCTTATCAACGCATGAACATTATTTTTGGGGAAATGCAGGAGCAAATCGGAACAGCCCTACTACCCCTACTAAAAGAATTTTCAGATTGGTTAGCTACTCCAGAAGGTCAGGCAAAACTACAGGAAATTGTAGACGGTCTAGTAGCCATTATTGAAGAAGCTACCAAAATGGTGGAGTGGGTAATAGATAACAAAGATTGGCTATTGCCTATGGTTGCCGCTATCGGTGGAGTTACTGCAGCATGGAACATAGCTACCGCCGCGGTAAACGGTTTTAAGACTGCAGCCGGAATAGCCACAGCTGTAGGTTTAGTAGGTGCTGGAACTGTAGCCACTTTGGGAACTGCCGGGGCTGGAGCTGCTTTAGGTGGCTTCCAACAAGGTGAGGTAGTAGGTCAGACCGCTAACATTTATTCCGGTGGAACAAGATACGAAGAAGGCAGGGGATTGTTTGGAGACGCATTTAAGCAACCTGTCACCCAAAACGTAACTATAAACGTAAATAATGGAAATGTTACCGCGCAAGAAATTGCAGACAAGCTAAACAAAGCTAACAAGATTACCGGAACAAGGTTACTAAGAGACTAATGATACCTAATTTCCAAATAGATCAGAATCTAAAAGTAGAGTTCTTAGTACCGGACTCAGAGGGTAACACCTTTATTTTAGGTATTAGCGAACTAGGCGGAACAGACGTATTAGGTGGCTTTGGGGAATTTATATTAGGCGTATCCCTATTGGGTGGAGACGACGTCCTAGCCCCTAGCAGCGGTTTAAAGTGGGAAGAAGTAACCTGTTCAACCTCTAGGGCTAATATATCCGTAGGCGGTAGCGTTACTGACTCTATCTACTTTCAGCCTGAGCCTGCAAGCGCGGTACTTACATTACAAAGCTATGACCTAGACCCTACCGTAAACAAAAACATTAGAGCTTCTACAAAGATTAGGCTAAGGCTAGAGGACGACGAATTAGACCGGATCATATTTCAAGGCAACATAGACACAATAGACGTTATCTATTACCCGGACGGATTGAACCTCATAAACATTACGGCTTATGACTCCTACAAGTCATTAGTAAATTCTAGGTTTGCTGTATGGGATACTACGCCTTTAGGAGTATCTGCAACCGTAGACGAAATTATAGAGCTAGTAGCCATTGAAAGCGGTTTGGGATTATCCCCGGACTCAGTTTCCTTAGCTGGAGAAATACCTACTATTGACGTAGAAGGTATTTTAGTTAGCGAAGTCCTAAACGAAGCTTTGTTAGTTGGACTAGGTATCATTTGGCTAGATCAAGAAACTCAGGAAATCGTTGTAATTCCTAGACCTGCTACTGAAACTGGTACACCCACTACTTACGTTATTGGTAATAATCACCCAGTACCACCGGCTACTGATCCTTATCATTTGTGCATGTCAGAAATCACCGTATCTTCTGACGCGGACGCGGTTTATAACTCTCTAAAGGTTAGTCTTGCTTCTGACGAAGCTATTTCAGTAACGCTAAAGGATCAAGACTCTATAGACCTTTACGGGGAATCAGCTGTAAACGTTATTCTAAACACTACAGACACTACAGAATTAGCGCGTTGGGCTAGTGAAGTATTTAGGCAAAACCCAGAAAACCTAGTTAGCTCAGTAGTTACACCTGCTAAAGACCGTTTGGGAACTCTAACAGAAGCAGCGGTGTTTACTCCGGGAACTACGGTAGGAGTAAGCTATACTAAGAATCAGCTTAACATTGTCGGATACTACACTATAATTAAGGTATCCCACAGCATAGACGTAGATAATTGGTTTACAACTTTAGAATTATGGAAAGAAGCATAAATGGCTTATAAAGTCTTTACTAACGGAAGTGTATTAAACGCTTCTGAGATCAACGATAACCTAATGCGCCAGTCTGTTATGGTCTTTAGCAACTCGGCAGCTAGAACCTCTGCTATTAGCTCACCGGTTGAGGGTATGCTTACTTACTTAGAGGACGTAGACCGTTACGAACATTACACAGGCTCAGCTTGGGTTAGCCCTTTTGGTATGACTAGACTAACAACCTCTACCTTTTCAGCTCAAACTTCCGTTTCAGTAAATAGCGTATTTAGCGCTACTTACAGAAATTACAAAATAATTCTTAACTGTTCCAGTAAATCAGTAAACGGTGCTATAAACATGAGGTTAAGAGCTTCTGGAACTGACACAACTACTAACTACAACTTTGGTGGAAACGTATTCAGAACCAACGCAGGAACTAGCCCATTTGGCGGAAACGCGACAAGCCTAATACGTGTTGGATTTTCTAACCTTGCAGATACTAATTACAGTCTTGACGTTTACAACCCATTTTTAGCCCAAAATACTAGCACTTCAATAACAGGCTGGGGCGGAGACGTTTCAACTTGGTATAGCGTATTTGCTGGAGGAAATCAAGAAAGTACAACATCATTTGACGGTTTTACAATTCTCCCAGACTCCGGAACAATTACCGGAAGTCTTACAGTTTACGGATACAGAGGCTAAGAAAAATGAGCGAAAAGCAAACTAAACTAATTATTGACGGTCAAACAGGTGAAGCTCAAGAATTTGAATTATCATTAGATGAAATTGCCCAACTTAATGAGCTATCTCAAAAAGCGACAGAAGAACAGTTAGCCTTAGAAGCCAAAGCAGACGCTAGAGCTTCCGCACTTGGTAAGTTAGCTGCACTTGGACTAACAGAAGAAGAAATAGCCGCGCTTTAAATGTCTGAGGAAACAACTACAGTACGCGTTACTCAGGCGGATATTTACAAGAAGCAATTAGAGCATGGGGAAATTCTAGTAAAGGTTTTGCAGAAGCTAGATAATCTAGATGACGTGCCAGATCGTATTAGAGAAGTTGAACTAACTCTAGCCCGGTTAGCATGGATTGAACGTATAGCTTATGCAGGTCTTACCGGCGCGACGCTTTCTATTATTGGACTATTACTAACAACGATTGGGAACTAATGAGCGTACAAGATAATTTCACCCTAGACGCCGGGGGAACTCTAGTAAGAGAATTTATTTATAAAGACGACGCCGGGGAAACTATAGACATTACCGGTTATGCAGCTAGGGCGCAAGTACGCCGGTCTACTTTCAGAGAGCTAATTATAGACTCACAACCGACAATAGACCCGGAGACCTTTGTAATTACTATGACTTGGACAGCTGCTCAGACGGCTAAGCTTACTGACTCTAACTATGTTTACGGACTGGAAATCTACAACGAAGAGACCGGGGACGTAGCTGTATTAACGCGCGGTATTCTTACTGTTAATCAGGAGATCGTAAAATAATGCCAGTTGAAATTATCCAACCTCAGGAAGGTTACGTAAGAATCCTAGGTGTAGGCACTCCTATGCCTCCTGCAGACGTAACTTATT